GAGCGCGATCGTGCCTGCGGGGAGCAGTAAGACTAGGTATCGGATCGTGGGGACGATACTGCACATTGACTCGCTCTTGGAAAACATCCTCAATGACCCGACGTGGATTACCAAGCGTTACGAGGCCCACGACGACGACTTCGGCAGTATCCTGTGGCCGGGGATGTTCGATGAGGCACGGTTAAGGGCGATACGCGACAGTTTCGCGGCGCATGGGCGCCTGGACAAGTACAACATGGAGTATCGCAACCGGCCAACTGACAGATCAGCGGCGCTGTTTCGCGAGGAAGACTTCCTGGCGATGAATGAGTCGGACCACTTAGCGGTCAAGGAAAACGATTGGCCGATCGCGGTGGGTGGAGATTTCGCCATCAGCGTGAAGACCCGCAGGGATTACACTGTCTTCGTCGTGGGTGTGTTCGGTCCCGACGGGATGCTGTACATCGTGGACGTGATCCGCGAACGGATGGGCGAGTTGGGGCATGAGAGCGAAGGAGTCGTTACACGTATGTTCGAAGTCGAGGACGTGTACCGTAACTGGACCAAGGGGGCGCCGTTGCAGTGGTTCGAGGAAGACGGTTCGATTCGCAAGGCTCTTGGGTACGCCTTGGAGTTGGAGATGAAGGCGCGTAATGTATATCTTAATCTGTGCCCGCAGAATCCCGGCACTACGGACAAGAGAACGCGGTCGATGCCGATCAGGGGTAGAATGCGGGCGAAAATGGTCAAGTTTGATACGCAGGCCGAATGGTTCCACAACCTGCAGAACGAGTGCCTTGAGTTCGACCGTGGTAAACACGACGATCAGGTGGATGCGTTGAGTTGGCTCGGGATCGGGATCGCGTCGATGGCGTTGCCACAGGATGCAGACGACTTGGAAGAGGAAGAGTTCACACTGCGACGCAGACACGTCCACCGCGACGGCGGGCGTAATCAGACAACGGGGTACTGACATGCAGTTCACATCCAGACTGAAGTTGGAAGGCGAGCAAGGTGTCATTCGCTCGAAGAACATTGCGGAGTTGCTAACTTCACAGGAATGTTCCAACCTCGCCAATGAAGTGATCGACGGCTACAACCAGGACAAGGCATCGCGGACACAGTGGGAGACTGACTACGCGGCGTCGATGGAGTTGGCGTTGCAGATCGCGGGCAAGAAGACGGAGCCGTGGGAGAACGCATCCAACGTCAAGTTCCCGCTTATTACCATCGCTGCCCTGCACTTTCACGCCAAGACCTATCCCATGTTGATCCCCGGACCCGATGTAGCCAAGTGTCGGGTGATCGGTGCGCCAAATGTAAAGAAGATCGAACGAGCGGCGCGAATATCCACCCACATGAGTTGGCAGTTGTTGGAAGAGGATGAGGATTGGGAAGGCGAGCACGACAAGACGATCCTTGTTACCGGCGTGCTTGGGTGCGCGTTCAAGAAGTCCTCCTTCGATCCGTTCAAGAAGCATAACGTCTCGCGTTTGGTCCTGCCGAAAGACCTGGTGGTGAATTACTGGACTAAAGGTAACGTCAACATGGCACCGCGGGCGACGCAGGTGATCGAGATGTTCGCCAACGAGATTAAGGAACGCGAGGTTGCCGGGTATTACTGTGTGTACGACACGCAAGTTACGGGCGCCACACCCGACACTGGGCCGATCGTCACTGCGGTTGATGACCGGCAAGGGATAACACCGCCGATCGACGATGACGCCACCCCCGCGCAGATTCTTGAGCAGTTGTGTTGGTATGACCTGGATGGAGATGGTTACAGCGAGCCGTACGTGGCGACGGTGGAGAACGCCAGTTCTTCACGTCTCTTACGTTTGAAAGCACGTTTCAACACCGAGGACGTGTTGAAGGCGGGGAAGAACGTACAGAGAATAGAACCGATCAAGATTTACACGATGTACGAGTTGATCCCGTCTCCCGACGGAGGTTTCTACCCGTTGGGATTCGGCAGGCTCTTGGGGCCGATCAACGATGCCGTGAATACGATGTTGAACCAGATCATTGATGCAGCTACGCTATCCAACTACGGCGGTGGCTTCCTGGGTCGCGGAGCGCGGTTTGTGGGTGGATCGAACACGTTCAAGCCGCAGGAATGGAAACAGGTCAACAGCACGGGCGATGATTTACGCAAGAACCTGATCCCACTTCCTGTCAGGGAACCGTCCGCGGTGTTGCTGCAGTTGCTCATGTACCTGGTGGGGTACGGCGAACGTATTGCCAGTGCTAACGAGTTGCAGATGGGCGAGAATATCGGGCAGAACACGCCTGCGGCCACGGCCCGCACCATGAATCAGAACGGCGCACGTATCTTTGCGGCGTGTTACAAGCGGCAGTGGCGGTCGTTTCGTGATGAGCTTCGGGTTCTCTACGGCCTGAATGCGATCTACCTTGAAGTAGACAGTGAATACGAGAACCTTTCCACGGGCGAAGGGGCGATGATTCACGTCGACGACTATCTCGGCCCTTGTACCGACGTTCGCCCCGCAGCCGACCCGACGATGGTAGATGATGAGGCACGGAAGACGCAGGCGGATTATCTTTTGGCACTGGCGTTCAAGATTCCTGGGTTCAACCGTTATCTGTCCACGCGCAACGCACTGGAAGCCAACAACGTACAGAACATCGATAAGTATTTTCCGGTTCCGGCATTGCCACAAGGCGCACCGCCAGGAACGATGCCGGATTTGCCTTCTCCACCCGATCCCAAGATGCTGGAACTACAGATTATGCAAGGCGAGCTTCAAGTCAAGCAGCAGAAGCAGCAGAGTGACTCGATGACGGTTCAGATCGAGATTAAGAAGATGATTATGGAGATGCAGCAAGAGGCTTCGGAGTCCCAGGCAAGAGTAATGGAGATGCAGGCACGCGCGGTGAAAGAGTTGGCGGAAGCCAAGGGTGTAGAGACGGGGCACATGGTCGGCATTTTGCAGGTCGAGATGCAGGCTGAGAAAATGCGTTCTGATCGGATGCTCGCGGTAATCGACGCGATGCAAGGTCATATCGCAGCAATGGCGAAGGTAGGCAGCGACCACACACTAGGAATGATAGGAGCACTCAATGGCGCAGCAACAGCTACACAACCAGGACAAGCTACACAACCAGGACAAGGCGGATTGGCTGCAGCATCCGCAAACGGTGGAGCTATTGCGCCGCCTGCGCCAATCCCTGTTAGCAACGGAAGCGGCATGGTCCAATGAAGAGTTCACAGGCGACGGACTTGAACACGGCGCATTGCAGAATGCGAAAGCATTGGGTGGCGTTGCGATGTTGAAGGAGATTATCGGAGGATTGGAAAAATGAATAATGACTCAGGGTATTGGCCGATCGAAGATCGTGTATTGATTAAGCCCGTAGTAATGGAAGAGAAAACGGTGGGAGGCATCGTGCTTGCACAGAATACCAAGGACGCGGAAGACATGGCGTCGATGCACGGCACTTATGTTGTGGCGGGCGAAGAAGGCAAGAAACGCCTTTCGGGGCACGGCATCGAGGAAGGCAACTTGGTTTTGTTCGCCAAGTATGCGGGTCAGGTGTTCAAGGGCAAGGATGGAGCGGCGTACCGGATAATGAGCACCGGAGATGTGATTGCCAAGGCAGAAGGCACCTATGGAGACACCTTTAAGGCTAGGGTGCCTCTCAAGGCCGCGATTTGACAAGCCAAGTTAACCCGAGTAAAAGGAGTTCAATCATGGCAGAGCAAGTACTTACTAACCCGGATAAGACCGCTGATGGCGGTGTTGCGCTATTGAACGGGAGCGGCGATGTCGATGATGGCCTTTCGTCTGATGACGTTACGCCGGAACAGATCGAACAAGCGCGGGAGCAAGGCTGGCGACCCGAAGAAGAGTACGACGGTCCCGCTGACAAGTTCATTGGCGCTAAAGAGTATCTTGATCGTGCTGAACACATTCTCCCGATTATTCGTTCGCGCGATCGTGACAGCCGTGCGCAGATTTCTGCGCTCAAGGCAGAAGTAGAGAACTTAAAGAAAGATTCTCTTGAAGCGGTTGAACGCGCGACAGCGAATGCGCGGCGCGAATTCAGAACACAGTACGACGACCTGAAGAAGTTGCAGGCGCAAGCTGTATCCGATGGCGACGGCGAAGCATTTGCTCGCATCGGCGGCGAAATGGAGAAGTTGGTTTCCGATTCGCAGCCAAAGAAGGTAGAAATTGCTCGGGACGAACATCCACCTGCGTTGAAAGAAGCAGGGGCGGCATTCCAATCCCGCAATACCTGGTTTGAAAAAGACGAGCGAAAAACTCGCGTGGCGATGGCTTATGCGCCCGATTTTCTCAAGTCTCGTCCTGATCTAAAGGGCAGTCCGCAGTTTTTCCCTGAATTCGAGAAGGCACTTCGCGTGGAATACCCCGAAGTGTTTGGGAATACCCGGCGTGCCGCGGCAGACCCGATGGTAGAGGGTGATGCACGTCCCGCAGGCGCTCGGCAGACAAGCAAGAAGAGTTTTCGTGACTTGCCCAAGGACGCGCAGGAGGCTGCGAAGCGGCAGGTCAGGAACAATTTGTGTAAGAACGAACAGGAATACGTTGATAACTACTTTGCTGCTTACGGAGAAGAATGATGACCAGGATTGTTGACCAGGAACTTGCTCGTCTCGCGTCAGGCATGGCGGATAGCAGCGATGACGACATTTCCAAACCGGCAGGTAAGACGGGAATCGTACTTGACCTTCCTGCGTCTGCTGCGGAAGCGACGCAAGGTCCGACGGCGGAAGAAATCGCGCAGATCCGCGCCAATCGGCAACCGCTTGATGGGCGGGTGGAGAAGCTGAAAGTGTATGGCGCAATTCCGGGTTATCACCTGCATATTTTCAACGAAGACGGTGCGCGGCTCGATGAAGCACAGCGTAGTGGGTATGCGTTTGTGAAACGCAAAGAGATTCAGAATGTGGGACGCGACGTGACGAGCTTCAACACCGACCCTGGTGAGAACGTTCGTTTTGTCGTGGGAAAACGAGACAATGGCAACCCAATGTACGGGTACCTGATGAAAATCCCTGAAGAAATCTTCATGGATGACCAGATGGCGCTCGAAGCTTATAACGCCGGTGTGGACGGAGCGATTCGTCGCGGCGGGGTGGGTACCAAGGACGAAGCGACGGTGGACGCCAAGCAACGCTATATCCCAACGTCAGGCACGACGTATGCGCCTGATAAACCTTCCTTCGTTCGATAGGAGATTTCTGAATGGCTCTTAACCGGCCCTTTGGACTGTCGCCCAATCGACATGGCAACGGGAACGCATACAATGGTCAAGTGACCAGGTATCGTATCCCGTCAGCCGATGGATCGGCATATTTCATTGGTGACATCGTTAAGCAAGTGGCAGGTGCAGATGTGAGCGGAGTTTCTAACGTTCAAAAAGGCACAGGCACACTGGTTCAACGTGGTTTTATCATCGGTGTGGAGAACCCGACTGTCGGTGGCGTGTCAATTCAAGGCACAGTCATTGATTCAACGGTGACGAATGTTCCAGCCGTCAAGACACGGGATTATTACGTGTATGTTTGCGACGACCCGGACATTGTGTTCACGATTCAGGATGATGGCATTACGGCAGGTAATCTCGTAGCCGCATCTGCGAATCTCAATTCGTCAACTACCATCACTGCACCTGCGTTACCATACCAACTTTCCAGTACGGTTCTGCTGAGTTCGTCGTTCGCCACGACGGTCGGCCTGCAACTGAAACTCTTGGGATTGGCGCAGTATCCAGTCCTCGCGGGTGGCTCCCCTAATGCCTTTGGTGCCTTTGGCGTCTGGCTCGCACGTTGGAACCAGCACGAACTGATGGGCAACCAGGTCGGAATTTAAGGAGGCATCATGGCTGGCGGTGTCATCACCACAGGTGCCCACCCAAAACTTCTTTGGCCGGGTATCAGGGCAATTTGGGGTCGTACGTACGAACAGTACGGCACCGAATTTACGGACCTGTTCGACACGGTTTCGTCTGACAAGAATTACGAAGAGTATCTCGAAGTCGGCGGATTCGGGTTGGCACAGATCAAACCGCAGGGTCAAGGCGTGGCGTATGACTCGGAATCTCAGGGTCAGACGATGCGGCTTACGAACGTGACTCTGGCTCTCGGGTATATCGTTACCTGGGAGGAACTGAACGATAACATGTACGAAGTAGTTAGCAAACGGCGTGCGATTGCCAATGCGACTTCGATGCGGCAGACCAAAGAGTTCATTGGCGCAAACATCTTCAACCGTGCATTCAACGCAACATTCGTCGGTGGAGACAATGTGTCGATGTGCTCGTTGGTTCACCCACAGATTTACGGCGGCACGCTGGCGAACAAGCCAACGGTTGACGTGGACCTGTCGGAGCAGGCGATCGAAGATGCGATCATCGGTATCATGGGTCTTACGGATGCTCGTGGGTTGCTCATCAAACTGATGCCGCGTTCGCTGCACGTTCCACGGCAAGAGTGGTTTAACGCCAATCGGATTCTGAAGTCGATCCAACAATCCGGTACGGCGAATAACGACCTGAACATCCTGCGCGTGACCAATGCGTTGCCGGAAGGCATCAAGGTCAACCACTACTTCTCGTCGGCACACGCATGGTTCATTCGTACGCAGTTTGCAGCGGAACAAGGTCTGATTTACCAGGAGCGCACCAAAGTCCAATTCGACCAGGACAACGATTTCGACACGAAGAACGCGAAAGCAGCTTCGTTCGAGCGTTACGTCTTCGGATGGGGCGATTGGCGTAGTGTGTGGGGCGTGAATGGGCCGTAAGTAGTTGACAGTCAGGGGGCTTCGGTCCCCTGACTTTCGTAGAAGGCGGAAATGACAAAACACCCAGGTTTCAAAGCCGTGCAGAAGAAGATCATGTCGGAAGGCTATTCAAAAGCCTCGGCTGGTGCTATTCTGGCGTCTAAGACGCGCAAGGCGTCACCTGCGGCTAAGAAGCGTAATCCGAGACTCAAGCGGGTTCGCGGTAAATAGTCCGGTAGGACAGTGGTGCAATGCCGCTGGCAACATCTAAGCAACGCAATCCCCTGGTTCTTCCATAACGCCCGTTTATCGGGCGCCGCTTTCGAGCGGCGTTATAGGAGATTGAAATGCCGCAACCCCCGACTCGGTTTTTCCAAGGCGTCACTAATTCGATGCCCTTTCCATTTGCTTTGCTCGGCAATATTTCACGTCCTATGCCTATGGCGATCGCGGAAGACTTCGAAGACTTTACCAAGACATATACCGCCGCTGACTGGACGATCCAACAAACAGGTGCGGGAACGACTGCGGACACCGCGGGTAATGGTGGTTTGATTCTCCAAACTACGACGGGTGCTAACAATGACCAACAAGCGAATATCCGCCCGACGGCGAAATTCGCATTCATCAATGGCAATCAGTTTTGGTTCGTTGCCAACCTGCAAATTTCACAGGCGAATACGTCACAATTCACTGTCGGCGTGATGGACACTCTTGTTGCATTGGCTCCGACTAACGGCGTGTACTTCGATAAACCGCTTGCGGGCACGCAGTTGAACTTCGTTTTGCGCAAAGCGGGCGTTTCGACCACCATTCCGATTTACACACCGATTGTCGCGGCGACCAACTACGCGATGGGGTTTTACTTCGATGGACGGTCAGAACCGACGATATACGCATACTGTTCCGCGACATTAGGAATCCCGGTTGCATTCACTCCAAACCGCCCGTTTCCTGGCGGCGTGATGACAGCTACGGCGAGTGCGGTAGGCAGCGCGAACCCGATCACCAATCTTCCTGTTGTGAATTTGGCAATGGGTGTTGGTGTGAAAACTGGCTCGGCAGCGGTTATCACGATGACGACGGATTACGTTTACGCAGCCTGCGACGTAGCGCGTTTCTAAGGAGGCGTCATGGCAAACGTAGTCACAATCCAAATTTTGGCGGACGGTAATCAAAAAGTTGTCGTACACGTCGTTGGCACGCTTGATACATCGGACCTTGCGGCAACGGATATTCTTGACCCGGCTACATTGTTGCAAACTAATCCGATATCTACGCAACTTCGCATTGATCGCATACAGTACGACGTGGAGGATTTACTTGCAGTCGCTATTTTATGGGACGCAACTGCAGACGTGGTTGCATATCAATGTATCGGGCGACAAATTTTTGACGCTACGTTGTTTGGTGGGCTGCAGAATAATTCTGGGGCGGGCAAAACCGGAAAAATCCAGATTTCTACGCAGGGATGGGTCGCGGCGGCGATATTGTCGTTTAACCTGACCATAGAATGCACCAAGCAATAAAATGGGCCGCGTAGGATTTTTTCGCAACGGCGATTTCAACGCCATCTGCGATCAATGCGGACAACCGTACAAGGCATCCGGCTTGATGCGCGACGGGCAAACTCGCGGAGCATTGCGGGTCTGCAGCATTTGTTACGATCCGTTACACCCCCAGGAGTTGATGCGTCCAATAGTTGATCCGAAACCAATCCCGTGGTCACGACCTGAATCGCCGGATATTTTTATCCAGAATGGTTCGGGAGACAACAACCGTATTATTGATGGAGCAGACATAGGTTCCATTTCGATAGGCTGATATGGCGAATATCCAATTTGCTAACTACGCGCAAACGACGCTTGTAGCTAACATGACTGCGGCGACGACTTCAATGGTGGTAGCGAGTAGCACTACTTTTCCCGCGATTGGTGCAGGGCCGCTTTATTTTTGGGCAACCATTGTTGACCAAGCGAGTTTCGCAGGTAACATAAGTCCTCCGGCGCAACGTGAGATTGTTAAGGTAACTGCGATTTCCGGTGTGACATGGACGATATTGCGCGGGCAGGATAGTACCAGTGCGCAGATTTGGTCGGCAAACGCAGTTATCGAAGCTCGCTTAAATGCTGCAGCGTGTAACGATCTTATCGCCGCGGGTGGTGGTGCTCCAACGACATCGCAGTATGTAACGTTGGTAACGGATGCAGGATTAACCAACGAACGTACTTTGGCGGTTGAAGCCAGCGTGCTCACTTTGACTGATGGCGGGGCGAACAATCCAGTTACGGTAGCTGTCGCGGCAAGTGGGATTACCAATGCCAAGTTAGCAAACATGGCGGCGAGTTCGATCAAGGGAAACAACACGGGTGGCGTTGCAGTAGCTCTTGATCTTACGGTTGCGCAAACGAAAACTCTTTTGGCGATCGCGGCTAGTGACGTGTCGGGATTGGCGACGATTGCCACGACTGGATCGGCTACGAACTTGAGTGCGGGTACGGTACCTGCAGCGCGGATGCCCGCACTTACTGGCCCGATTACCTCAACGGTGGGAACTGTTGCGACGGCGGTGACAGCTAACGCAATTACGAATGCGATGTTGGCGCAGATGCCGACGTTGACCATCAAGGGCAACAATACCGCAGGTACAGCGAATGCGTTGGATTTGACGCCTAGTCAAGTATCAACCATGCTTAACCTTCTCACAACTGCGGGGGTTCCATACATCATTAACGGGGGTTGTGAAGTAGCGCAAGGCGTAATCGGCACGCTTTCCACTTCTCCTGCGTACGGTTCTTGTGCATTGTTCAAATGTGGGGTCATCGCCGGTACAGTAAGTGCGGGTACGATTATCCAAGCTACCGCAGCCCCGTGCGGTAGAACGGGGTATGCGTTGCAGGTATCGGGGGCGTCGATGACGACAACACCCACGCTTGCTGCGGATCATTTTATCGAAGCCAAAGATGCTGTCCGTTTGAAAAATGCGACGGTAGCATTTTCTGTTATTGTGTATCACGACGTAGGATCGACGCAGACGTATACAATGTCGATTGATAAGGCTACGGCGCCGGATAATTTTGCTGGTGTTACTAACATTACGAGTAATACGGCGGGTGTGAACAATGCTACCGCAACTACGATTACTCTTAGCGGGTTTTCGATTGGGGACTGCAGCAACGGAATTCGTATTCGAGTGAGTGTAGCGCCGGGAACGGTGACTACGAAAAATTTCTACTGGACAGAGTGGGTTTTGAGTGAAGCGTATTCTGCACAGTCGGCATTTTTTACCCAATACTCATTTATAGACGAGTTACGTAGAGAACAACGTTACTATTACAAGACATTTCCGTATGCAACGGCTCCGGCTCAGAATGCAGGATTGGCAGGGGCATGGACCTGGCCTGCGACCAAAGCTGCGGCGTTGGCGGGGTTTAGCAACGCATTTTCATTTCCAGTTGTAACTCGGGTTTCTCCGCCGACCACAGTGACGTTATACAACCCATCAGTAGCAAATGCCCAGGTGCGCGATGTGACAGGCGCAGTGGATTGCACTGCAGCAGCAACATCTCAACCAGGAGATGCAAATATGGGGGTGTCATTTACGGGCAATGCAGC